AGTCCAACCTGTGTACCCAGTAGGTCCAGTAACTGTTGATGCCGCACCCGCAGCTCCAGTCCAACCTGTGTACCCAGTAGGTCCAGTAACTGTTGATGCCGCACCCGCAGCTCCAGTCCAACCAGTGTAACCAGTAGGCCCGGTTGGTCCCGCAGCTCCTACAGCCACCTCACTCCAGTATGTTGCTTCAGTAGCCCCTACCCCAGGCTCATCATCAGTTGCTCCAGCTGTGTGCTGAACGAGACAGACGTAGCTCGTACCAGTGGCTGAGTTATAAACTCCATCACCGATAACATACAGAGTCGATGTCACCCATTGTTCCTGCCATTTTTTGATGCCGGAAACAGCACCTTCATCGCCAGTTGCTCTTGTCCATGTAAATTCTCCCATATTTTATTTGTAGCTACGTCGACGCGGTGAAATCTGATCCCGGTATGCAGCCGACCTTATCGAATAAAGTGCTTTTAATTCCCCGACCAAGCCAATATCATCTTTGACCCGGGGATCGCCAAAGATTTCGTATTTTAATTCTCGAGCCTTATTCCACATCTCTTCAGCCATGCAGTAATCGAACGCTGCGCCTTTTGAGACTATGCGCTGAACCGTTTCAATCAGTTGTGGAACTGAGCTCGATGTTGCCATGTCAGTCAGACTCATCTGAACATTAAGCATGATTCCGTTTACGATATCAGCTCCGGTAGTTTGGGCTGGCCGGATGATAATGTCGTTGCCTAAAAGCTCCGCAGTTGGGTTGGTTGGATCGTCGAATGTCCGAGTGTCATTCCCTTCAACACTTCCTTGGTTTCGGGAAATGTCGTAGAAATTCAGCGGTACGAAGCTGCCACCAGTAGAATACAAAACCTCTCCTTTCAGAACCCGAATCAATTCCATTGGGAGCGCATATACACTCACGTTTGTCTTGAAGTCTCTGAAAAGAGTTTCACCAGCAATCTGCCAATCATCACCAGAACCGATGGCCCAGCCGACAGCTTTTTTGTACCACTGGTTCGCATTGCGATCGAGGTCCGTATCTGAGTACTCGGCTGAAGTCAGCTGCGGGCTGACCGTGTACCGGGCATCTGTTCTAATTGTTTCTAAAGTCATAATTATTTTTGTATTCTAAGATCCTTAATCGATCCCAGATCCCTCTCCCCGGTGAGGGAGAGAGTCTAGGATCGATGCTTACATCCCCAGTGCGTCTTGAGTCTTCTCGCTGGCATGAGCCAAGTTCAACGGATTGTTTTCAACAATGTCCGTTGTAATTGAGTATGAGGCAGCAAGTAGAGACGCTACTGATTCTGGAAGGTCGACCATTGTATTCTTTCGAACGTCAAATCGATATCCATTAATCAGTACCGGTCGATAAGCTCCCGCTTTTTCGCCCGGGTCAAGAGGAATCATCATTCGAACCTTTGGTTCGGCTGCGAGCTTTCGCTTGGTAGCAAGAGCTCGGTCTTCAACAGAGTTTTCAGTATCTTCTTTCAGCCCTGGAATTACTGTAGAGCGATCTACAGTAGCTGCTGCCACTGGTGCTACTGGAGCTTCAGGAGCAGCCTGTGGGGCAGGAACTTCAGGAGTTACTTCTGAAGCCGAAGCTTCTGCTGATATGTCATCTGCTGGTGGCAATGGTTGGTCCGGACCGGGTGTTACCTGATTAAGTACTTCGCCGTTTGCTTGAGCTTCAGCAGCCGCATACGCTTCTGGCGTATCAACTTCAAACTCGTTTGTTTCTTCTGGATTCATAATTTTATTCATTTAGTGAGTAATTTTTCATCGGTTGAAGTTTTGTCTCTCTCCGATTGTTTGAATTGGTTCTACTCAGATTAAGAGTAGTGAACGAGCATGTAGTCGAACGTTAGTGAACCAAGGTCCACTGCGGTTGTAGCATCGATCATGTTGTTGATGTAGACCGAAACCTCATCAGTATCTGTGACCTTTGCTCCGACTACTGCTGAATCATCTTCCATTGCTCGCGCATTAAGGAAGACTGCATCGCCAACGGCTGCTCCGGGGATAGCCGCGGTTTCGACACCTTGAGCTCCGGCTGCGATTGAAGCTGCATCAAGTACAAAAGTACCGTATTCAACCCATCCACCTTTACCGTCGTCAATAGTCATTTTTCTAGTGATAGCTGTTGCTGCCATAAAAAATTTTAGATTAAAGTTTGAGTAATGTAGGGGCCCTTCCCCCCTACGGCCACCGGCGACGTACTATCCGGTCACTTGAGTGATTAAACTCGAGCGTGCTCGATACGAGTCATAAACGCATCGTTCAGGATGACAGCGGTGAAGCTAGCCTTCCATCCAGAGGTTTCTCGTTGGTTGAGTGGGTCAGATGATCCACCTGATCCAAGTGGCTTCACAATGTTTTGCATTGCTGCACCGCTCATACGAGTGACACCGTAAGCGTACTTCGCAAGGATCAATGTTGAGTACACGTCAATTGAAGCTGCACCAGCACCAGTGAATACTTTCGCATTTACTGTCTCGATGAATCGAGTGTTACCGTACTTTCCAATCTCACCCTCCATTCGAGATGAGGGGTTTGCGTATAGCTCGACCTTAGTCCAACCGCTCAATGCTCGGAGAGTCTTCGTGGTGTAGACGTGACAGATTCCGATGAAACAAGGTGGCAACGGTACTGTTGAGATACCAGTTGTCGGATCGACGTATGAAGTCATAAATCGAGCCTTGTTTGCCTTCAGAGTTTCCTCAGCAGTGTCGATATCACCGGCTGTGATAACGTCAGCCGCAGCAACCTCAGAAGTCTGAGTGTTACCTGAACCTGAGTAGATAACTGAAGTACCAGCATTGATGATATCTCGGCCGAGTTGGTCAAGAGTATCCCCAGCCTGGTCAGATAGGATTTCGTTGGTTTCCATTCGCACCGGATCTTCAGTTTCCATTGTCAGCTTGTCTGTCAATGTAACGAAGTCACCGTACCAGTTCAGCGTAGCTGAGATGTCAGTCTTGCTGAGCTGTGAACCTTGTGGAGTAACTCCTTCAACAAGCGGTGTTGTAGCAGCACTCAGGTTTGCGTAACGACGGAACTTAATAATGTCAGAATTTCCCTTCGGGATATCCTTTACCATACCGAACTTGTTGTGAACAAGGAACGGTTGGACTCGGATCAAAAGATCTCGAGAGTAGAACGAATTGATGTTATCAATTTGTGCTTTGGTTGTGTTTCCAGCCATGATATTAATCAAGGTTAAAGTTAATAATTTGTGCAGCTAGAGTTGAGCCGGCTATCCGTTCGGGTAAAGCATCTTATTTCTTTCTGCTTCGATCTCGGCTGGTGTAGCATTGCTCCAATCCTTATCTGCTATAGCACCTTGGGAGTGGCCCCCTGGTGCCATCGATGCGTCTTCAACATCATCCGCAGTCTGACTACTTTTTATGTAGCTTTGAATCATCGGATCTTTGAGAGCATCTTCCGGAAGTGTGCCGTAGGCTCCCGCGTGAGCGATCACCTTCAGCTGCTGTTCTTTCGTTAGCTCCGGATGGTCTATTCGAAAGTCAGTTGCGATTTGAGGATCAACTTTTTTTTCATCCTTCTTTTCCTGGACCGTCGGCTTTTGGTCAGGTGTTGTTGGTGCCGCAGCAGCTGGTTTCCCAGCTGATTCAGTCTTCCCTCGATAGTGACGCTTCTGGTGAACCGTAGTTTGAGCACTTCTCAAAATAGCTTCATTCAGTTCTGTCACTTTTTCCGGATTTTGCTTGTCCTCTTCAGAAAAGTTGGCAATAAAATCTTCGTCAGCGTGTAGAGCTTCTAGCTCTTCTTTAGTCATGTTTTCCTCCAGTTGCTTGTCAGCTGCCTCTGCGGCCGCTGTTTCTTCTGGGGTAGGAGTTTGTTCCTGTGTATTTTCGTCAGCCATAATTTATTCATTGGCTTCGCCATACGGCTGGGAGTTTAGTTCCCAAGATAGGTTATTTTTTAAATTTGCAGTTCTATCTAAACTGACTTATTTTTTGATCCCTTTGTCCGGTCGACTTTTCTTCCACTGTTCCAGGGAAGACGTGCGAACGGATTTCTTGCAATGTCTCAACGGCCTTCTGTGCTGCCAGTGCTTGAAGCCCCATGTTTCCTTTTGGATCGATGTTGCTCACACTGTTCAGCTCCGCTTCAGCTGCCAGTAGAAGTTCTTTGAGAGCCTCTACCCCGGCACCACCGACACCCATGAGCTTTGCTATAGCATTTGACTTATTTTCATCAAGATCTATTTTCATGCTTTTGCTTGATTAATGATTAAACTGCTCCCGGGTCTGCACCCGGTACCCCCGGACCTCCAGCCGTTGCAGCGGCCGCTGCTTCAGCTGGGGAACCGCCTCCGCGGTCCGGGCCGGCCCCGCCCTGATTCGCAGGGTTGAGGCTCGGATTAGTTGGGGTTTGGTTGATTCCATTGATAACTAATGGAGAGTATCCTGATTCTTCCAAAATAAGATTTAGAATTTTCAGAAGTCTAGGTTCTTGTATGGCAGCTGGATTCGCAGCTGTGACCTGATAGATGTCTGAAAGTGTTTCAAGGTTCTCCTTCTTCCGATCATTTTCACCGGTTATTACCATCTTCACCGAGTATTTGAAGCTGGTGTAATATTCTCGCTCCACTCGGATTTGCTTTGGAGACTTTTTAATTTGGTCCTGGACCAGCTGACCAACGAGAGTCAGCTGCTCAGCTGTCGGCACTTCATTGTTCTCGAGGATGTACCTCTTCATTACATCATACTGGAAGATCTTTCTCTTCGCTGCATAGTAGATGTCGATATCTTCAGTATCATCAAGGATGTCGAGAATGTGCTCTTCAGTGAGAGCTTTTCCGAAGTCTTTAAGCAACCATTCGTTGAATACTTCCTCCAGGAAGAGTCCTTCATTCTCCTGGACCTTTTCAAAGAACTTTGTTGCTGATACCAGTTGTTGGCTACCGAGCTTGAATGGTGTGTTCGAAGGAAGGTTCGCTCCGGTCACTACCTCGAGTGACTTACAGATACGGTCAGCCTTCTTTTCGATCATTCCCATCTCAATCTGATAGTCCTGAGCTCCACGGATCTCAGTTGGAATAGCTCCAATCTCTGACTTGCTGACGACGAGATCGCCATCGAGCAGGTCGGAGAGAACGTTCTTCACGTGAGTTTTATCTCGAGTCTGGTAGAGGTGTAGCAATGCAATACGCAATGATGAGAAATACCGGTTGGTAATCTCATTTGCCTTCTCAGTTAGGTCGAAACAAGCCTCGTAGTTTCCAACTCCCAGCCATCGACCTTTTCGACGACGGAAGTGAACCTCTTTGTATGGGAATAAGTCCCGGCTGACCTCTTTACAGAATAGTACTGTCTCAGTCTGGCCGGAATTGATTCCCGATACCACTGCCATCACATACACCGTCTCATTCATGTTCCCCTGGTAAGGAGATTCGATTGCTCCCGGTTGCTTCTGCATCGGTGGTAATCCTCGTTTGTATACGCGAGGCTTGCCTCCCTTCTTATACTTTTCGTACATCCAGCGAGGCATCTCTCCCCACATTTCGTACACTTCATAGAACGGTGTGTACTCATCGATGTTGGTTCCGGAAGAGGTGCTGATGTTTTGCTGATTCGTGTCGATGAAACCAACACGTGCAATAGTCTGGTTAGCGGAGATCAAGTCTCTCACAGCATCCTGGTCCCAGGACTTGTACCGGTGGAGATCATTTTGAGTCAACACATGGCGTTCGATGACCATACCGTCGCTCAGCTTTTTGACAGCCGGGTCGTTCATCAGATTGATGAGCTCAACAGTTTCGACATCGGTTCGGCCTTGAGCGTTTTTCACCTTCTTCCAAACGACAGTACCGAATCCCGGCAAGTCATCCGATAGTTCGTTGAGTTTCTTACCAAATCCTGATTCCTTCGCATACCCCATGAACTCTCGACGAAGCATCCAGCTCTTCAGATATGCCCCTTCAGATTCACCCTTGATGTAAACGTCTTTGGTATCGAGGTCGATGTTTTTGCTCGCGTCATCATTTCGATCAGTCACCAGGTCGTAGAAATATTTTGGATCTCCGTTCTCATCGATTGGTCCAGACTCAAACTGGTTGTGCTGGTAGAAATAAGTTCGCTTCACTACTTCGTACTGGTTGTGCATCAAGCCAGGAACAATCTCAATCTCTTTTTTAAGAAAGTTTTCTTTGAAATTCCCCACCATGCCGGCTACAGATTGTGGACCCTTGCCGGTTTTTGAATCGGCTGTCCATTCGTATTGTTGTTTTACTGTTGATGTTGACATAATAATTATCGATATGCTTTACGGCCCCCTGTCCTCACTCGCTCGCGCCTCTCTTCAACCCTGGAAACATCTTCCGGATCAGCTTTTCCTTTCGTGCTGTAGGTCCTCATGGCCCAAGCTATTCCAGCTGCGGTAAGAAGGTCGAAGTGCCGGGTGGTATTTTCATCGGTCCGGACCGACAACGTATCTTCTTTGTTGAACTTTTTGGCTTCTAATAAAATTCCTTCGTCTACCAACTTCAATTCATCATTCTCGACGGCTTCAGACATTTCATACATCATCCGAGGTTTCGTTGCTGAAGTGGTCAGCCAGCCGAGCTTGTTTGAAGCTACTTCCTCGAGAAGCCCCTCGCGCACCTGAGTATAAATGTATGGATAGATGGCATTTAGTGTCACACATGTGGTCATACCGACGCTGTTGGCTTCCGGAGCAGCTATACATCCTCCGTACATCAATGCCGCCTTCTTTATGTCGTGAGCGAATAGTACCGGATCGATAGTATTGCTGCGATATGTCATTACTACCTCACCGGTAGTGAAGTCGATAACGACGATCGTAGATGAGTCTCGCTTGACTCCAACCGATACGTCGGCTCCAAGCCCATACACATGAGTCGGAACGTACCGCTTATATATATGGAAGTCGCCATCGATCATTATCGGGTCAGCCATGTACTTCTCACGCTGAGCATCGATGACTTCACCGTTGAATAGTTTGTTACCGGATGTGAGAAACGCCTCTTCCGGAGTGGAAGGGTGCTCTTGAGGCATTTTGAATTTGAGATCCTTGCTGGTGAGGTAGTACCAGTTGCGCTGTTCCTGGGTGAAAACAACTTTCACTAACCGCTGGTCCTTGTCGAGCTTCTCATTAATCTCCGGAGTGATTTGAATATCACCTTCGATGAGGTTGACCGGGTTCTGGTACCAGGGGAAGAAGAAGAATTTGTAATCCTTCGTGGTGAGTGGCCGCTGCAATCTCTTCGTCTCCATCGCATCCTGACAGTAATCGTAGAAGTGACCTTCCTCACCTTCAGCTGTTGACTCCATAAAGACTACACCTCTACTCGGGACAGCCGGCAGTGTACCAGTGATGATCTCAGTCGCCTTCTCCGGGAACCGAGCGCAAATCTTTCCAAACTCAGTAATGAGTACCATCTGATAGGTACCTGATCGAAGGGAAGTAGAGACACGCATTATTGAACCGTTTGTAAATTGGTATTCGACAGCCGAGTCACCGACTGATTGTAGTTTGAACCAATCCTTCAAGTGCTTTGGGAAATTTTCCCAGGCAATTTTTACTTTCCGGAAAATGACCGAAGCATCATCCTTCGTGTGGGCGATGATACCGAGAGATTTGTTCCGGTTGAACAGCGCGTAGTCGAGCATGAAGATACAAATGAAGGTGGTGAATCCCAACTGACGCGCTTTCAGCACAATATTTTTGTAGTGCATGTTCTCCATCAGATAAATCTGAGCCGGTCGCAATTTAAACTTCATCAAATTACCATCCTCATCCACTACCCAATATAAATTATTCAGCCGCCAAATTCGGTCAGCCAATCTCGCATCCAATTTTTCCAACCCCTCATAATCCGTCGAAGCGATCGGAACAACATAAGTACTAAAATCCCCTGCTACAACATGGTCAGGGGTATCAGCAGTACGAGTAGTAGCACTAGGCCCGCTAGCAATAGCTGCGGAAGGTACGCTTTCAGTAACTCGTTCTGCTGCCCGGGATTCTTCTCGAGAAATTTCACTGTCATCTTGCGCCGGCTGGTGCTGTACCGGTTGTGCAGAATCAACACCAGTGAAGCCACTGACAGCCGGAGCTGAAGTAAAAAAGTTTGCATGATTTTGTCGTTTTAAAGATTCCATATTAATTGTTTTCATCGCCAGGCAGTTCCATCTGCCCACCAGGCCGGACCTTACCGTCAGCAATAGCATCAAGCACCTGATTCAAATCGATAGTTTGGTTTTCATGGACCTGCTTATCCTTCATCTTCGATCGGTTGACCG